GACTGCTGGTGGCTGGCGATTTCGTTGGACGAATACTTGTCCTTCTTGCCGGACAGGTCGATGCCCGTGCGGCGCAGAAGCTGCCCGCCGGAGCCGGAAGCGGGCGTGCCCTTTCCGGACTGGACCTTGTAGGCCCACGTGCGGCTAATGCCTTGAGCGTCGGTCATTGGTTAACTCCTTCGAATGAACGCGGAAAACGGGATGCGCACAGCGCGAGCGGTCCAAGCCGGATCGTCGATTCGCGCGATCGACGGGACATTGCGGACGACGACGCGCGCGCCGGACGCGGCGAATTCGGCCCCATGCTTGAAGGTGTTGCGGATCAATTCCGCGCGCGTCTCGACCTGCGCCGGGCCCGTCTTTGCCGGGTAGAACAGGCTCACCTGCATGATGCCCGGCTCTTCATGCCACTTGCCGCTCAGTTCGACCGGGCGAGCGTCCGCGAACATCACGTGCACGGCCTGCCAGGGCTGCGTCGGGTCCGGCTCGTAGGCCACGTCTTCCCATGCCGTCGCCAGCGCGGGTGACATGCTATTGAGCGCGGTTTCCAGTGCGGCGCGGATCGCGACGGCGCTCATGGCCGGGCCGCCTTGGCATCGGCCACAGCTTTATCGACAAAGGCTTGGAACTCGGTGACGGTCAGGCTAACGATGCCTGTCGGAGCCTGCTGGCTCCAACCAGTTTCAAGTCGTTCGGCGTACGGCAGGTTGTTTGCGAGGTAGTAGACCTTGCCTGCCGCGTCAGCGGGGATGGCGGTGGCTATAGCGCTCTGCGTAGCGCGGCCCGAAGCATCTACGCGATCAAGCGTACCTTCCGGCATTGCTCCGACCTTGAGCTGCCAGTTGCCGCGAAATCGGCCACCGACATAGCCGTTAAGTTCGTTGTAGGCGAGCCAGTCAACGTAATCGGGATTTTCCTTGGTTCCGCGATTGTAAATCCACTTCGATGGATCACCAACCGGCGAGCGCTCATCGACCTTCGCGGCAACCCCGATCACGGTTCCCTTGACCACGATATCCGCGCGATCCTTCGCCTTTTCGACGAACTTGCGAATGTCGAGGGCGAAGCTCATTTCAGCCCCCGCACGACGCAATCGTAGATGATGTCCAGCCCGGCGGGCGACAGCGCATTCACCTCGATAAAGAGATACTTGGTTGCCCCATCGGCCAGCGTGAGCGTGTCGTTTACCCCAGGCTCGTCGAGCGGCATTCCATCCGCGTCCAGTGCGGAGAGTAGCAGGGTCTCGTCGCCGGATACGATGTTCACGCCATCGACCTTGCGATACCCCGCCAGCGGCAGGATCACCCCCTTTCCGGTCTGGACTGTTTCAGTGACCGCAGACGAGCCAGTCGAGGTGTTGTAAGCCCCCGACGTGCGAGCCGTGAGCGTAACGGCCTGCCCCTTGGCTTCGATCATGCGATCGGCGGATGAGCGCTGAGCGGTCGTCATGCGCGGATCAGGCGGCGCGTGGCGCCACCCCCGAGCATGTAGGCCGCCAGCGTGCGGTCAACGGCGCTGAACCGCTTGGCCTGCTGGCTGAAGCGGTCGTACTCGGTTTCCAGCGGCCCCACCTTTTCGCGAACGACGGCGCGTTCGAGGTCGGGGCAAAGATCTTCAGTCAGTGCGCGCAGGGCGAGGTCGGCGCAGGCGTTCGCCACGTCGGTCGGGATAGAATCGCCCGCGACATAGCGCCCGTCCGCCTCGACGCCATAGCGTGGCCAGTCGAGCGCCTGATCGAGCGTCGCGCGGACGCCCTGCCAGCGCAGGCGGTAGGTCTGCACCATGTAGACCGTGGCGCGGCGCAGGGCCTGTTCCTTGACCGTATCACTTCCGGTCCAGCCCGTGTTGCCGAGGGCGGCATGGCGCGCGTCAGCGGCGGCGAGGCTGATATAGCTCTCCGCGCTGGCGAGGCCGTTGCCATCCTCGACGACGAGCGTCACGGGTCAGTCCTTCGTCGGCACTTTGGGGCGAGCGTGTCCGCGCGCCGTCTTGCGCTGCATCGACTTGTCGAGCGGCGAGCGCGGGTCGAGCGCGTCGGGCGAGGGCGCGCCTTCGCGAAGCTGGACCGCGATGCCCATGCGCTCGGCGCGAAGTTCGGCCTGGCGCTGGATATAGGCCATGCGGTCGATCTGATCCTGGTGCGGATTGACCGGCCCCTGCGCGGCGATGACAGCAGCGTCGTGCGCGGCCTGAGCGTCCAGCAGGGCGCGCTGGGCAGCGGCGGCAGCTTCCTGAGCGGCTTCCAGCGCCTCACGCGCCTCCGCCACGTCGAGCGCGGCCTGTTCGGCTTCGTCGAGATCAGCCATCAATCGTCTCCCAGCACGATGTAGGACAGGTGCAGGACGCCAGTGGCAGTCATCGCCACGGTCCCGGAAATGTCCGCGTCGTCGATGAGAAGCTGGAGGTTCAGTTCCAGCGAGCCATCAGTGTTGTCGAGGATCACGCCGGCCGTGGCGCCGGTCGAAGTGCCACGCGCGCGCGGCGAGACTTCGGCGGTGGCGGCACCGAGCGCAGTGGACTGGATGATGTCCACTTCGGAGCCGGACAGCGTGGCGTCGCCAGTCGGGGCCGAGCCGATCGCGTAATCACCGTCGAACGTGTCCGACAGGGACGCGCTGGTCGGGCCGGTGAACGTGAAATAGGCGACGGCCCCAAGCAGCAGGATATTGCCTTCGGGAAGGTCGCCGATAACCGCCGTGCCCCAGCCCACGCCGGAAGTTCCAGCGACGCTGACCGCGACGTTCGTGGCCTTGACCCTGGTCTTGATGATCGGGCTGAAAGCCTGAGGACCGCGCGAACGGCTGCGAGGAAGACCTTTCATGTCGTTCTCCTATGGTTGGGGCGGGCCGAAACCCGCCCCGAGCCGTTACGCTTCGCGCGTCTTGAGGCGGGCGATCTTGATCTGCTTGCGTTCCGGGAACACGCGCTGCCACGAACCGGCATCCGCCAGGTTGTTCGAGGTTGCCGCGTTCGAGGGGCCGCCGTTCGGGGCAGTGCCCGCGTACTTGTGGCCGGCGGGATGGATGGACCATTCGACGCGGTTGTAGAGCGTTTCCGCACCCGCGCCGTTGCCAGCGCCCGGCAGGCGGTGCACTTCGACCGGAACGTCGGGCGAACCCATGCCGAGGCGGAAGGCGCCGGGGCCGAACAGCCACGTGTCGTAGACCGTGCTGCTTTTGGTGACGCCATCATCGACGATGACCTGGCGACCAAGGAATGTCGGGATCGAGACCTTGCCTTCAGCGTCCGGGATGAAGTCGATGAGGTTGTTTTTCTGCATCCGGTTGTAGACCACCGAGTGCACCATCACCATGGTCAGGCTGTCCTGGCTGTCGCCCATGAGCAGCGCGGCATCGAGGAAGGCCTCGGCCGAGAAGTCCGTGACGCCAGCCACGTAGGCCGAACCGGAAATGTCGCTGGTCAGGTCGTAGCGCGTATGCTCCGAGCCGGACGGGGCCGCGTCGTTGTCGGCAAAGATGCCGTTGACGGTGGCGACGAACGCAAGCTGAAGCTGGCGCGTCCAGTAGCCGGCGGTGAGCGCGGCAATGGCAGCGGCAGGATCAGCGCCAGCGAGTGCGCCGGCAAGCTGCGACGTGTTCCACGAAGCGTTACGATTCATGCGAACCGCGACTTCCTGGAGCGTGCCGATCTTGAAGGGGTCGGGATCGGCGGTGCCTCCCGTGTAGCCAGCGTAAATCGTGTCGGTGCTGACGCGCGCCGAGTCGTCGTCAAGATCCTTGAACGACGGGACGTTGAAGGTCAGGCCGCCGCCGGCAAGCAGGGCGTCGATCGCAGGGTCACGGACGACAGCGCCAGACGCGATGAGGCGGCTCTTCGTCTCGGTGAGGTTCTGCTGATAGGACGTGAAGATCGAGGGGACAATGATGTCCGAAACGCGCGTGGAAGGACCAGCGGCCATGGGCTGCACTCCGATTGCGATGGGGGAGAACCGCAGTCGGCGCAGCCAACTTCATGCGGGTCCGGCGCAACCGGAGCGAAACAGGCGCAGCCCATTTCGAGCACACACGGTGAATCAAAACGGGCTGGCTGTCAATGGTCAGATATTGATGGTCACGCCGGCCGCTTTCGCCAGTGCGGCGGCGGCGGTCGGGTCGGCCTTGATGAGCTTTGCCTGTTCGGTCATGTTGTAGGTGTCCTTGGCGAACGGGTTGACCGCGCCACCCTTTCCGCCGCCGGAGCCGGGGGCGCCGCCACCGCCGTTGAAGTCGGCTGCGCGGAAGGCCTTGCCCTCGTCGCCGTCCAAAAACGCCTTGATGTGATCGCGCGCGGACTTGTCGCCGATCGTGACTGCGTACTTGCCATCGACAAGATCAGCCTTGGCCTGCGCCGCGATCATGGCCTTGAACGC